CCGCCACCACCTCCAGGTGTGTATATGGAGTGTAGGGACGCTGATGGCACGGGTGCTCAAGATCCTGGTACATGGTTAGTTAATTACATGGATAGATTACCGGTTTCTTGCAGACCAGATGAAATTTTGACATCATATGGGGTTTCTGACGGTAAGGGAACATCAATTTCTGGTGGTAGATGTTGTACCGTAACGGCCCGACCAAACGGGACAACACCAACTACGACAGACAGAGAGACACCTTGGAATGATGCAGGTGGGTTCAGGCTGCATTATATGGATAGGCATCATGTGGATTGCGGTACAGATATGCTGAGTTATTTTGGTCTTAAAGCTAATTACAATCCAGATAAGATGAAAATTGACTATAGATGTACAAATCTGAGTGGCTTGGAATCAGAATGCGAAGAGAAAGCTACTAATTGGGGACCTGACAACTTGTATTATCATGAACTTCACAAGCACCATGTAGATTGTGGAGAAAAAGCAGGTTTATCTGCTTGGAGATTGGAACGTGACCCTAACGGTCTGTTTATTCGCGTTCGTTATCGTTGTTGTACACCAAAATTGGGCCCTCCCCCACCTAAACAATATCCTTTCGTCCCCGTGACCTATTATAGTACGGTAATAACAAAGACGAAGTATGGCGATTCTGCAGATTTCACTTGTCCGTTGCCTCTATCTAATGTGAAGAATGTTGACGTTTTTTGAAATTTTAAAATGTTCAAAAAGTAACGATGAGTTGTTTCAAGATTTACAATAACAGCTTCAGTAATATCACAGACTATCCGAAAGTTATAGGTACTTTGACAGACGATTTTACAGGTGGAACCGCCTGCTTGTTACCATACAAAGTGGTAAATACATTCTATGAAAAAAGCGGTCAAGATTTTATTGTTCCAGGAAGATGTGAGTTTAATCACCCCCTTAACCCAGACAAGAGTATAAAACTCGAACCTACTGAAACAGGATGCCGTATAGACTTCTCTAACAAGTCACGCGATGAAGTCAGGAGTCAAATGGAAGTGTTGCAAGCCCTTTATGACAAAAATGTCGTTGAAAAGAGGCTAGCATTAGAGGCTAGGCTTAATGCAGATTACGAAGCGTTGCAATTTACTAGGTCAAATTTTGCAGAGAAAAAACAAAAGTTGGATGCCACCACTGCCTTGTATCAACGGGAAGTTGCAGATAGTAACAACTTAGTTATCGAAAGAAATAGTTTAAGAATCCAACATACACAAGCGGTGACCAGGCTGAGAAATATCAAACAGGATATAGTAGATGCGAGGAAGCAAGCAGATGCTTACATTGACAGCTTAAATAAGACCATTGCAGATGCTGATTGGTTCTTGAGCTTTGTTACAGTCAGCGAGCATCCTGGTTTTGAAGGAACGATGACAACATTAACACCTCAAGTGTACAAATGGACCAACTTTGGCATTAGCTCTCTTATTATACCACCTGGTATGACTGCACGTATTTGGGTAGGAGAGAACTTTGATGGAGAGTCCTTAAAGCTTGACCATACTTCCGGAGCAAGACTGAATTTGGTAGAAACTCCCTTCACAGAAACTCGTTACAGGGAGGAGCTCCAAGAGTACTTTGTTCAGAATAGCAATGTTGTTGAAGGGTTTAGAAATCGGATGAGGTCCACACCTAGGCTGCCACCTAGACTACAACCATTACCAGGAAAACCCAAGAACTACAGAAAGATTCAAATCCCATATCAGGTACAAACTAATTTCAACGATAGGGTTGCTTGTATAGAGATCCAAAAAGAACAGAGTGTTGGAGAATGGATGGATAAATGGCAAAAAGACATTTAAAAAATTGATATTTTTGGATACTAGTAGTGCAAATATGGCGAGCAACAAGCTAATTAAAATCTTAGAGGATGATGAATTGCGTGAATGGGTTGATACCGTGGACGCTAATACTTTGAAGGCAGCAATAAATATAGGAAAATGGATTATTGAAAAAATGTCTTGCCTCGATATAATTAGCGATAACTCAGCCATTCGTGCAGAAATACAAGCAGAGGCTCAAACAGCCGTTAACGAAATGCGTATGGAACGCGATTACTCTATTCGGCAGCTCGAGTTTATGAAGGCAAGCTTATCTGAAAAGGATAGCAAGTTGAGAGAAATGGACAACTCTTTGAAGAACATTGTCAATGAGTTTTGTGAAGGAGAATTGAACAAGCTCAGGCAGTTGGTTGCAGAAAAGGATAATGAAATCAAAAGTTTAAGGAACACGAATGCAGTGAAAGGAGTTATTGGAGAAAACTTGATCATGGATATCCTAAAGGACATATTCAGAGATGCTTCGATCGTGAACACCGGTAAGCATGCTCACGAGTGCGATATACAAATGACGGATTCCATAGGTAACCTCATCGCATTCGAGAGCAAGTACAAAACTACAATTACCAAAGGTGACATCGACAAGTTCTATTACGATGTAGAGAATTTACCAGGACTTCACGGAGCAGTGTTCGTCAGCATCAACAGTTGCAATATCCCTGGAAAAGGTGATGTGTGTATAGAATTTGCAAATGTACCGTTGTTGTTCATAGGATTTAATGGAGCTGATGACTTCAGTGCACACTTTCCTAGCATAGTGCGAATGTTTGTCAAGTTTTGCGAAGTAGCCAAGAAGCAAGAGCCAAGCGAAGAAGAACATGTTGATGTGAATGCCCTATTAGATGACATCGAACAGTGTTTGTCGACGATGATCAAAAACAATGCACGGATTTCGAAATTTCATTCAATGGTTGACAAGGCTATTGATGAACTCGAGGCTAACAACAAAGACATCATCGATAGGATAACTGCGGTACTAGAAACATCGGGAAGGTCGATCAAGAAAACTAGGAAACGTACTACTAAATAGTAGACACAAACTTTTTGTATATCAAGTATGCTTCTTTGCTGTTTTTCCTTTTTTGTGAATCTTGATGGCAGAGTGCACGCACAACAATATTAAAATCATTTAGCAGCGAGGGATTCTTCTTTATTGTACGATATCCCCAGTTGTATATGATGACCAAAACGATACCCAATGAGTAAGAATCTATCTTGTAAGTGTCTTGTACTCGGTGTTCAAAAGTGCGCTTCAAGCTTTCATCAAAATCGACACCTATTTCTAAAAGCCTGTTCTTGATAGTTATGTATTTGGACGATTGAAAGTTTCCATTAACGAGTTTTTTGAAGTTGTCCAGAGAGGATTTTGCAGATCCGAGTTTGTACTCAGGTGGATAATATGGATACGGATAATTGAGACAGAAGTTGTTTACATCTGTGTATACTAACTTCAGTTCTGTCATTAGACCAAAATCTACCAAATACACTTTTAGGTGTTTATTACTAGTATCGACTAGAATGTTGGTAGGTTTGATATCTTGATGAATATGACTGCTTTCAAAATTCAGCTTCTTGATACCCTCAAAGATAGGCAAAAAAGCTTCTAGCAGTTTTTTGATACGTTTAGGAGTAGGCTTATTGTTCTTCAAGTACGTGTCTAAGGATATGCCTCCATAAGCGTAAATTAGTTGTTCGTATTTCATGGGAGACAATGGTGAATCTTTGTCAACAATATGAGGACAATCATCAAACGATTCTTTGATGTCTAATGAGCACGAGTTCAATAACTTTACAGTAAATTTGCTTTCTGGGTCGAGCTTATGAACTACCTCTTCTTGTATGTGCTTTTCTGACTGTGCCTCTGCTGCATCAGGGAAAATTTTGCCAACGGTTGGATGTTTGTGACTTTGCTCATTTGCACAGCCCACGTGAGGTTTCACAACTCAGCCATATGTCCCACTGGCAACAAACGGCATCTTTTAATATCTTAACATTTAATCGTAATCATGATATCTGGGTAAATATTAAATGAATGAAAGATACAAGTTTTCGGTTGACTGGTTCAGCAACAACATATCAAGATGGCAGACCTATGTAGTTCCTTACCTGAAATCATTGCCTGGTCCTATAAAATGTTTAGAAGTAGGAGTTTACGAAGGAAGATCTGCATTATGGACTGTCGAACAATGTCTCCTCAAAAACCCAGCAAGTCAAATTTGGTTGGTAGATACATGGACAAGGAAAGGCAGCTGGAAAGCATTTCTAAAGAACTTGTCGTTGTTCAAAGAGTATCATCCTAAAGTACGCCAAGATAAACTAGTAGTTTGTCGAGGTGAATATGCCGAGGTACTAAGATCACCCGAGTTATCCGACCAGCAGTTTGATTTCATCTACCTTGACCTGCATGGCGATTCTAAAGATATGATAGAAACTGCAGTACATGCCTGGCCTCTATTGAAACCTGGTGGCATGCTTGTATTTGATGATTATACCAGCAGTCAAGAACATGATGGTGCCTGCATGAAGCAAGGTATAGACGCATTTTTGGATCTGTATGCTTATGACCTTAAAGTCGAGCATATGAGCTGGCAAGTGATCGTTCGCAAACGTGAACAAAAGTTGAAACGCGCAAAAGGCTGTTTCAGCGAGTATTACGTTTGATGCATACCAAATATTTTGAATGTAGATGATAACTATGCAGTGTCCTTATAAAAGCTTCAATCATACATGTAAAACATTCATCAGAGAGATGATGCAAAAATTTCCTGAAGTGAAGGAACTCAATATGTTGTTGATGATGTATAAGTTCTTGAAGACGGTAAACAAAAAGCGGCCACAAGTAGTGTTCAATACGCTCGTAGCGGAAAAATACTCTCAAGATATAATCCAAGGAAATATTGATGTGTTTCTATCCGACTCATTCTCATTCGGAAACCAAGAGATGTGGAATGGATTAAAAAACAAGTTTAAAGATGTTGATCCAGAGTCTAGACAAGCTATTCATAACTACCTACTCGCTCTATTGGCTTGCAATAAAAAATGTTTAGATATAAAATGCTAACATCTAGACTTTCACGTAGGCCGGCAGTGGTTACCAGGTGCTCATCAGAGGCAAAGCCTAATTTTATTCGTACTTTCCTTGATAAACGGGCCAAGACAGCAAAGGAACACATCTCCAAGCTTTACACTATTGGTACTATCGAAGTTCAAGAGGTGAAGGCGGCCCTAGAAGAGCTTGATCAACTACACAAGAAGATGTTTCAAAATAAGCCTGAGACAAAGGTTTCAACCAAGACTAGTATTTTTGAAGACGAGTGAGCCATTCCTTCGCTTGTACTTCTACCTTTGACGTCAGTTCATTTTTGTGAGTGATAGCATGGGCTAACAAACATGCCATGATTTCATATGGGTGCTCTATTTGTTTTACGTATTTAGGGAATCCAAGACTTGACGCTTTATCTAAGCGTTTTTCTTCACGAGTTGTTGTGTTGATAGCTACTACATGGCTGTCTGCCAAGCTGGTAGGTTTTTTAGAATTGTATTTCTGGAATATGACCCAGCCGTTGAAAACATAATTGTTCGCCGGTAAATCTGGGTTATTGCGTTGCAATGGGTGTCGACCCATATTAGACACAGTGAATCCCCAGCTACGAATCAGCCTATCTGTTAACTCTGGGTATAAACGTTGAAAAACATGTATTTTTTCATGAATTAAAGTTTCTGTTGACATAGTCCCTTTTGGCATGAAAATGGTAGTATCTAATGTGTGAGGATATCCATTCTCAATATCATCAGAGATAGTCGAAATGGACCAAGGAATATTATACAGAAGCGGGTAATCAGCAAGCAACTCGTCGGCTTCCTTGGTAATTTGTGACACATCTGACATTCTCACAGCCGAGTTGTGTAATTTTTGGTAATCTTTTACATTAGTCGCATTTCTTGCGATAAGATCATAAGAAGACATACGTGCAAAGAAGTCGTCTTCGTTTTCTTTTGCGAATAATCGAAAGATGAAAAAAACTAATAATACCAAAAACAAAAATACCCACATTTATAGTATTACGAGAAGAACAGGGCAGTGATCAGATCCCATTACATCGTTCAGAAGGTCCATCGATTTCACTTTTGATTGAATGGATTTGGATACAAGAATGTAATCTATGCGCCAGCCTACGTTTCGTTCTCTAGATTTTGCAAAGTTGCTCCACCATGTCCATTTCTTCACATTTGGGTTCAACTCCCTCCAAACGTCAACGAGCTTTTGTTCTTCAAGCAAAACTCCGAAAGACTCTCTTTCAGCGGGTGTAAATCCATGAGTTTTGTTTTTGCCTTTTGCATTAAAGATATCGATGGTCGTATGCGCTACGTTAAAGTCACCGCAAACCACAACAGGTTTGTTTTTTTGATAGAATGCAATCAAACTCCTCAGCTGAACATCCCATTCTGTAGTCCTGTATTCAAGGCGGCTCAGATCTGGCTTGCTATTAGGTACGTAAACTGACATCACATACATGTCTTTAAATTCAACAGTTACGATACGCCCTTCAGGATCTCCAATGGCTCCCATAGCTTCGAAACCCTTGTACATATTCAAAGGTTTAGAGTTGCATGCGATGCATGTACCGCTATATCCTTTACGTTCTGCGCAATTGAAGAAGGAGTACTTAAAACCTGCGATTGGGTTAGGATCGGAGCATCGCACTTCTTGTAAACACAGCACATCTGGTAGCTCGCGGGACACAAGCTCAGCCATTGTTCCTTTGTTGTTGGCATTCCTGATGCCGTTGATGTTCCAGGAAATAATTTTCATTGTATGCTTTTAACTAGACAAATTCAATTTTTGGACTCATAATTATAAGTATCATGAGTGCTGAACAGTATTGTTGAATCTACCGCTCCATCTTCGTCTGTAGTGCCGGTTGATCGAATGTAATCACCGATGGCTTCATTGTACTCCTTGTACACGCTATCTATCTTCTTGACAAACGATCTCTTTCCTGGTTCCATGAAATCCTTGACATCATCGGGTTGTGGCTCCAAGTCATCGTCGTATGTGTTGTTATCAGCTTCAGGATTTTGAACGTTATTGCTAATCGTAGGAGTTGCTGATCCAACATTAATTCTGTTTTGATAGTATGCATTTAATCGTTTGGTCAGACTTGATCCAAAGTACCATATTATTAATCCGATGGCAACCAAAAAGATGATGAACATACCAAGCATAGAATAGTTGTCTGATATCATCTTCTCAATCTTGATAATGAACGTTTCGGCGTTTGAAACGTAATTTGCAGATGAAGCTCCACAGGCAGACATGATACTACTAATAAATAAGGACACAAAAACATTTCTCAGCACAAAATAGTAGTACATGGCTCAAAACGTGTATAAAATAGTGGGTGTTCATTACACAAGCTTACTCGACTTCTTACATGCCAAAGGACTGAAGTACGGTAAACTAGAAGATTACTTTCGATATGTTACAGGGACAGGTAAAGAGCTAGTGCCAGCGCAGACTGAGCTGATGTCCAAGGTTGCCAACACTGTTTGGGCTGTTCAGAGCTTGAGAACCACTGCGATTACCTTTTGGCAGAACTACAAGAGAAACAACAACGCACTAAGAAGTATTTTGATTGTCATGATGGTATTAGTCGGTTTGTTGGTGATCATCATTTACTACAAAAAAGAAGCAGTACGTGAAGATCTATCAGGCAGCGCTAAAATCAAGGTGGTCCTAGTTTATTTGATAATCAGCTTGATTGCCTACGCATTCTTGGTAGTTATGATGATGGGTATTGCATCAAAGGTTTCTCAGGGCAAAAATATGATTAATGAAGTATCAACTGACTTCCAAAAGTTCAACGTAGAGATCATGAGTTTACCAGAAGATGTAAGACTCTCTCTACTTCTTATGTTGTACGTAGGGCGTCAAAACAACGGTTATACAAAGGTGCAATACGATCAACTATTGTCATATGTCAACAACAGTAAAGTTGAAGGAAAGGTGTTTGATAGGCAAAGGTTTGACGACATATTTTCGAAACAAAAAGGCAATGCAGTTTCTGTAGATCGTAACATTCTATTTCACACCATAAAAGGTCCACTTCAAAGCACGTTACTGGGCTTCTATGACAACGGGAATGGCTATCTGAACATGAAAAAAATTATCGTCTCATCCAATGCCATCATGATGATTCGAGAGATGAAATCTACGCTTACGTTTTACTACAGTGTAATCCAGAAAGGAGCACCTCAGCTAGACGGCGAGCAAGATGACGAAAAGAACAAGAAAGTAATCAATCTCGTTGTGTTGCCAGAGTTCAACAAGCTAAATCTATCAAAAGAGCCGAACAGAGGTGAAGACATGGATGTTCAAACAAAGAAGACCTTGTTTCAACAGAATATGGAAGATAATGATACCGCTGCATACTTTGACGATTTGGTCAAGCAGTTGTGCTATTTTGGCTATTTTGTTTACCCTATATTCAAGGGGCTAAATCCTCTCGATCCTAGCTTCCCTATATCAGGGTTCACAACTAGCATGCCTCAAAACGAAGACATCAGCAAGATAATCTATCAAGACATGAAAGATACCTATGGAGCCGTGTTCCAATCTGAGTACGCTTCTTATCTACAACAAGCCACGAGTGCAGAGGGCTATGCCGAAAAGGTAAACATTATCGGCGATATGTTTGACAAACACTTCAAGAGTCTGTTTAAACAACTATTCTTGGACGCAAGCTATACTATTGAGGGAGAATACATATTTATATACGACAAGGAATTGATGAAAACACAAATGAAGAGTAAGTTTGCGTCAAGTACACCTTTTACCACAATTCGTGATGGTGATTTTGTAGAGGCAATGGTGTCTGCAATCAATTTCAAGGTAATGGACACGCTTTGGGACGAGTATAAAAAAGACATGAAATCAGGAAAACAACTTGATACATTGAAGAATGACATAGTAAGTGACGTGAGCACAGGTCTGGTGACCACGGAGATAAAGACCTTGACTCGCTACAGACAATACATATTTGAGCAACTCAAGGATCCTGCAGCAACCCCGACCTATGCCGATTTGATAGTGAAAATCGATAAGGAACTGCTCATGAAGCGAGCCACTAATACTGGCAACATTTTTCAGTCTACTGATACAACACGTTTCATTAATCCTGACGACTTTGTAGACAGGCTCGACAAGCTGACATTCTTACAGATATATACTGGTTTCAAAACTGGTTACTTGCTAGATATTGTGAACTCATTTTACGTGAAGATCAGCAACGGAACAAATTCCAAGAGCAAAACATTGTCAGATATATATTACGCTCAAGACAAGACTTTGGCGCAAGTCAAGACACTCCTGTGGTTCCTAGGAACGATCTTGATTTTGGGATACATATACTATCTTAGGGTGATGTTCGATGATAAAGCAGCAACAACAATGCAATACCATGCAGATAAAAAAGACGTCAGCCAACAAGAAAACAGTGACATGAAACTCTATATCATTAACAAACAACACAGCAACTACATACTGGCATGGTACATGAAAACGATCGCCATGGGTGTTTCTATGTTCTTCCTTTTAATGTTGATTATCAGCTTTTATCGTAAAGCAGTCGCTAAATTCGAATTTAATAAAGAAACGATTGAAGCAAATACTTCCGATTTCAAGAACGCGATTGATAGTCTAAATACGTTGATGGAAGATATCTGGTCGCGAGTAGGCAGCAACGGTGGTTCCAATGCTAAGATGAACACGACAATAGGAAAATTGCTCGAGATCACTGCAGAAGATAAGGAAGGTATTTACAAAAACATGATTGCAATTGTCGATAAGTACGAGAAATGCAACTATATTACAATAGCAAGCAAGACTACATTGCCATTCCCATACACTGAGGTTACCATGGATCTGTTTATGCTAATAGTCGTTATATTTGTTCTATTTTACATAAGCAAACGCATCAAACCTCTAGAACGCATAACAAAGATTAAAGAGTTGCGCCATAAACGCGAAAGAGCTGAAATGGGTGACATGGACGAAGAGATGATAGCAGAACTGAATGAGTACTACACATGTCATATGACGGATATGGATGGCTTGATGTTTGCCGTCAAGATTATCGTGTTCATGTTTATCATCATGTTCTTGATATTCTACTCTTCTTTGATTATCTCATCCAGCAACGAATTCCGTGTCGGCCTGTACAACAGCATGTATTTCGAACAAAGTCGTTGTTACGACATGTAAGAAACAAGTCGTTGAGACGACATGTAAGGAAACAAGTCGTTGAGACGACAGGTAAGGGAAACAAGTCGTTGAGACGACATGTAAGGGAAACAAGTCGTTGAGACGAGTAAGAAACAAGTCGACATACATTTAAATCGCCAGTTGGACTGTTATAAAGGTATAAAAAAGTGAAAGTTATAAATAGGAAAGGTTAAAACCATGAAGAAATCACTGAGCTCACACTCTCTGAATTCCTTACCAAAACAGGTGGTAATGCGCAATTCAGTTTCTTGTAATTCTTTGGCAACAATGGCTACCGATTTGGTCTTGGAACAACAGATAGAACTTATCACACACGCGCCTGCCTACAAAGTTGGTATGTGTATGGCTCAAGAAATATATGAATTTCCACGCGGTATTGTTACATCACCACAGGATTTATCAGAGAATTTGATATCTTGTGTGATGACCCCAGATGATAGTGACTCTAGACCAATCTATGAATTCCCTTGTAAATACAAAAGGTTGGATTGCAATTCAATTCGTGCAGGCGAATTGCTTATGCGGCGCCGTCGGAAGGCCTGGAAAAATACCCAACCCGAGTCATCAGGAACCCTATAAATGCGAACAACAAAATCCTATTGTCTGCATGAATTTGTGTATTGTAATGGGTCATTGCAGCAGCGGCACATGTGAAAACAAACAAAAGCCTTGTAGGAGGATTGGTAGAACCCTGTAACATTGCAGCGTAGATAATACCCACTGTTCCTCCTATTAAATAGGCATACGATTTGTCTGGTGATGCTAATACATACGATGCCATTGTACCTATAGTTGTCGTTTTGCAAGCGGTCATTAAAATGTATTCTTTGAATTGTTCATATTCATCGTTGTTGATTGCTGTTAATTGCGGATCCTGTGGTAACACTACAGTCAACGGTTGTAAATAAGGTGATTGGCTGTTGAAAGCATCCCGAAACACCATGGGCTTCGACATGTCCGTGTTTTGGAGTTCAACTTCAACCAGTTGCCAAGTTCCCGATTGTGGTGTAACATATATGTCAGAAATTTCATCAGGCTTTGTCGGCAAGTTAATTGACGTTATCGTTCTATGTACTATTGGACCTTGCACAACATGCAAGGATGCATCGTTGTTTTTTGTAACCACAAGCATGTTTGCATTTGTGTACAAATCTGAAGGTAGTGTTCGCAATTTGATGGTAACCTGGCAAAACGTTTTCGGATGAGTCAAAAGTTTCATGAATTCTGATTTTAATTGTTTCTAACAAAACAGTAGTCTGCGTCTGGACCATTGTCTGAAAATTTCTCAGCAATGCAAGTCCAACCCAAAGACTCTATGTATGGTTTTGTTTCAAATACCTTGGGTGCACCAATGTTATAATCAACATCTTGCATCTCAACGATCAGATATTTAGCATGCTTTAACGTGTTCAAAGCACCTGCTATTATATCTTTTTCTGCGCCTTGTACATCAATCTTTATCAAATCTGGTAGTGGAAAGTTATTGGCTTGAACCACAGTGTCTAATTTATTGCATTTCTTCTCGATGTACTTATCGGGAGGGAATACACCATCATTGAACTCCTTGTAGTAGGAGTTTCCACCAAACAAGTGATCGTTCTGATAAAACTTGACAATCTTGTCATCATTGTCGCTGAGAACACCAACAAAGTTCTTGTAACCTGTATACAAAACTGCCGCAGGTTCGAAGGCATCAAACAGCACGTATTCGGCGTCAGGCCACAGCTTCTTGGCTTCTTTCGTCCAATGCAACACACAACTGCCAATGTCATAAATAACGCGAGGTTCGAAATTTAACTCATGTTTCATCTTTTGAAGAAACGCGATGTGACTAGCAGGAAAGGGTACAGTGTCAGATATATGCTTCACATACTCGGAGAGATCCATTTTTGGTTACTGTATACAAAAGAATAGTTTATAAACGAACACATATAAGGCGTACAAACTACTGTTATACATCATGGAGATCATCGCAGCATTTTGTAAAGACTTTGGAATTGGTTCAAAAGGTAAAATTCCATGGTCGATTCCAGAAGATTTGCAATATTTCAAACAAAAGACGATCAACAGTATGGTCGTCATGGGGTTCAAGACATGGCAATCGTTGCCGGTCTCTCCGTTACCCAATAGACTGAATGTAGTCGTAACATCAACTCCTGTGTTTTCCCAGGAAGATGTCATATTTACACCTATCGAGAATCTTGAAGCCTTGATTTCTGTTTATAGTTCTCAATACCCGAAATGCTTTGTAATTGGTGGAGCACAGCTGTATGAATGGGCTTTGCCTCGTGCAACCAAGTTGTGGGCAACTTTTATTGACAAAAAGTTTGATTGTGATACCTTCTTTCCAGTAAACAACAGCGCCTTCCAGAATTACAAGCTTACAAATACATCTGCAGAAATGTATAGTGACGACGAGGCGTGCGCTTACAGGTTTTTGGAATACGACAATCTGATTCCAGGTTACAAATCAACATCTGGATTTATGCACGACGAGAATCAATACCTCACGTTGCTTCGTGACATTATTCGTACTGGTGATGTACGTCCTGATCGTACAGGAGTAGGAACGTTAAGTCTATTCGGTAAACAAATACGTTTTGACCTAAGCGATTTTACATTGCCACTGATTACAACAAAGTTCGTTGGCTGGCGGTCTGTGCTAAAGGAACTGTTATGGTTTCTTCGTGGATCGACTGATTCCAAGGCTTTAGAAGCAGAGAATGTTCATATTTGGAAGGAAAACAGTACTCGTGAATTCTTAGACAATAGAGGTCTCACCCACTACGAAGAGGGTGATATTGGTCCGATGTACTTTCACAATGTTTTTCATTTTGGATCAAAGTATAAAGGATGCAGTGTTGATTACACAGGTGAGGGATTTGATCAAATGGAAGTACTCATTAATGGTTTGAAAAATGATCCATACTCACGTCGTCATCTATTGACGACTTACGATCCAACAGCTGTGCAACATAGTGTTTTGGCACCTTGCCATGGTATTGTTATTCAATTCTATGTTTCAGATGCCGATGAACTGAGTTGTCACATGTATCAGAGATCTATGGATACGGGGCTTGGTGCTTGTTGGAACTTTGCCAGCTACGCGATGCTTACCCATATTATTGCGAAGAAAGTAGGAATGAAAGCAAAGGAGCTCGTCATTTCTACAGGAGATACTCACGTGTATTTGAATCACATTGACCTACTGGAATGTCAATTGAACCGTTCACCATATCCTTTCCCAAAGTTTATCGTATCCAACGATGTCATAAACAAAGATTGGAAGGAACTATCGGTAAACGATTTCGATGTCGTTGGATACTTTTCTCATCCGAGTATCAAGCTACCTATGGCCGTCTAGGGCCATAGGAATGGGCCCGGTCAAGGCCATACACATATGGCCGTTTAGGGCCGAATGGTCCCGGTCAAGGCCATAAGAATGGCCGTTTAGGTTAAACCTAAACTCGAATCAAAATATCTACATCAAATAATGATGATCGATCATTTGCTGATAGACTCCAAGAACAATATATTCATGTTGTACATATTTGTCAAGATAGGAACTGTATACGAGCCTGCAAAGACACTGGGTATAAGTCATTGTTTAGAGCACATGGTATTCAAGTCATCATCACAATACAGCACACATGAAATACTTAAAACTCTTACGGCCGTTGGCGGTAGCTATAATGCCATCACAGACCACGATGTCACCTACTATTATATACAAACTACATCTGAAGGGACCAAGTGGAAGGATGCGTTGCACTTGATGACGTCTATGATATTCTCCCCTAAAATTATTGAGAAAGAGTGGGAACTTGAAAAGCAAGTAGTGCTACAAGAAATATCGATCAAGGATACCGTCAAATGTATAACATCGTTATGCAATCATCGAAATAGTTACGTTAGGCCTATCGGTGGTACGAAAGCAACTGTAAACAATATCGAAGCATCTGATTTAATAGAATTTCACAAACGGTATTATTTAGATCCATCTCGTGTGAAGATTGTTATTTCGTGCAACAAAAATATGCATGCGCAAGTAAGACAAGCACTCAATCACTTGGATATTCCTTTGATGCTATCTACAGAACCAGATCCTATTGTAAATGTCGGCTTAAAACCAAGGGTTGTGTTTGATCGAACAAAATCACAAAATACAGAAGTAACCTTGGTGTTTAGCACTTATGACGTGCGCGAATGGCGCAAACTTATCGCTCTCAATTTCTTGAATTATATTTTGACACGGGCTTCATTATACAGTGTCTTGATGTACGAGCTAAGAGAAACTAGGGGACTCATCTACACGATATCATCAGCAACACTAACATTTGATAAATTATCGTTGTGTATGATGATGTTCTCGACAAAAAACCCAGATCGCACGATTGATATTATAAAAATCATCAAGCGCGTTCTGACAAGCATAAAGAAGGGTGGATTAGATTCCGCCAAGTTTAGACTATTCAAGGACAGTTACTTGAACACCGTCAAGTACCTTGTCACTAAGCAAGATTACTTCTTTATGTTGAGCGCGTTTAATTTCCATTATGGAGTGGAAACAATAGACCAACAGACGTTTTTTGAGTGTATCTCAAGTCTTACTAACAAAGACATACAGTCAGCCGCTATAGACACGTACAATTTCAAGAACATGGGGTTGTACATCGAGGGCAACACCAAAGGTATAGATCGCAGGCAATTGAAATTAATATATGCGAAAAAAGTATGAAGTTGTATGAAAATAAACCAGTTATTCAAGGATAAGATCTGCGAGGATCTTGCCTTGAAGGTTGTGCGCAGCTTCGGTTTGGCAGGAATTGATGACACATCCCTATTTTGCAAAAACGACATCATAAAGCATGATACTGTTCGACGCATCAACCTTCTAAAGGAAGAGCTCGAACAGTATTACCTTCCATGCAAAGCAAAATGCTATCTTTCAGCCATAGATGCAAAGAAATGCATCACGTTGTTGAGGCAGATTCTCAGATTGTTTGGCCTCAAGCTTCAAACGCGCCAAAAGTACGTGCAAAGCAAAAAAATGACCTTCTACAATATTATCAAGGAAGACAAAGCAAATGAACACACCGGGACGTTACGTGTCAACACAGACTACTATACGTTAGTTCTTTTCGATTGATTTCACCATTTTCGAAATCTTATCGACATTTATCGATGGGAGCCTGGGTACGCATTCCCATAGATAGTTTTTCAAGTATATATCAATTTCAAATGATTTTGGATACATGTAGGAGACCGAGGCATGCTTGTATGGAAAGCTTGGCATGATTGAAGTCAAAGACGACGGCGGCAATA